ATGGTATCAGATGAACTTTGGCGGCGGCCTCCATGATCACCGCCTTCGTTGCTTTTCGTATCGCTGCTTCGGAACCTAGACCCAGAATCGCAGCATGGTTCGCGGCCCACATACGCCATGCCGCCAGAGTGTTACCTGATATATCTGACGGTAAGAGCGGTGGTAGTGCCGATTTCTTGGCGCACCGTTTACACAACAGTGTTCCTGGTGCAGGTGCAGGTGCAGTCCATGATGCCGGTCCACCGCAGGCACAGCGGGTTTGCGTTTGACTTTCGGCTCCACCTGCCAACAGATTCATATTCGTCCAGCGATGAATTTTGGAGAGAGTGCTGCTACTGCTGCCACTGCTGCTAAATGATGCAACGCAGAGAGATAGATTTTTAATACCAAGATCAAAAGCCGCAACGGTTGACATACCTTGTTCTTCTGATCCATTGTCAGAACTTTTAGCCCTGATCTGCAGAGAGAGAGAGGATGTCGGTATGGCAATTTACATCCAAGAATCTGCTAGCATGGACCGCGGCATTCGCCATGATGGAACCCGTATCGTATTTTGTTATACCGGCACTGAGTCGTAGCAAAACAGTGGCGGAATATTATGATCCATCACGAACTTCCGTTGGGATGGTTACATTCGGAGATTATATCTATAGCACATTTCTGTACATGGCGGCGCTGACGATTATTCCCATTATCTGGACACGGACTCCGCCCACGTTCATCATCGGTTTCGCCGTATTTCTGATTATCCAGTGGATAGGCGATTTCTCATGGTATGGACTCCTCCAAGTGTGGCCAGAGCGCTGGTCCGGCAAATATATTGATTTCTTTCGGCGCTACACGAACGATGTGAGTGTTTCCGCACCCATTGGAGATTCACTGTATGGCTTGGCATGGTTTACACTGACGTGGCTCTGTATGACCTATGTTCCTCCGTCTCTCCAGATCGGCGCGATCAGTCTATTTATGTTTGGTTGTCTGGTTCTGTCGGTTTAAATAGATCGGATAAATTGCCAACGCATTTCGGCACATATTTTCTGCCATACCTGATCCTGTTGGTAAAGCTTCTCACGACTCTTCAGAAGTTGAAAGAATGGTAAATAGTCGTCCATTTCTAGAAGCTGACAGAGCTTGAATAGCACATACGGATACGACAGAAAATTGGAGCGTGATGCGGGACAATATTTTATAAATGCCGGCTGAATTTCGCGGAACATGTGTTGTAGTTTCTCTTCCATCTCCTTACTGAGAGTAAGATTCGTCATCTGATGCTGAATCCTGTTCTTTATCTGCTGCACATGGTCATACATCTTGGAGCACTTGAGTTTCCGAAGGATTTCCAGAATTTTTTCCTTTTTAAGTTTCTTCGGATCAGATACTCTCTCTTTCTTGAGTTCGCGCATAACGGCTTCCACAACCTCTTGAGGAATATCGGTATTCTCCTTGGCTTGGAACTGCGCCAGCCATTCGTTGAAGTGGTTGATTTTCTTGTATGCGAAATAAGTGATTTCACGTGGAGGATCCTTGTAACTGGGTTTTTCAGAGTCAATTAACATGAACTCTTCATGACCGCATCGGGGACATCCGAGAATGGCTTCATTCTGATAAAATGTCATTTCCACACCGCAGGTCTTGCACGTGCCCCATCCTGGTTCAATTCCAGAACCAGGCATAATACCGGATTTTATGGCAGCTGGATCTACAACGGCCAGATAACGCTCTAGCATCTTGTCACGATTCATTCCATCTTCAATATTGATTCTGCGAATTGCGGCTTGTGGCTGGTTTTGTGGCTGGTTTTGTGACGACGGGTTTTGTGACGGATTTGGGGATACAGATTTATCCGTTTTGTTACTGCCTCCCGAAAAATAACTCAACACAGAATTTGCTGGAAGATTTGTCTGAGTTCCGCCTCTGCGTGGCATCTCACCCTTTGCCACGGACTCCTGTGCTTCATAATATTCAAATAACATATCTCCAACATTGAGGAAATAGTTCAGCCGATCATCGTCATTCTTCAGTGATGCGATCCGTCGTGATAGTTCTTCTATTTGATCTGTAATATTGCGCCATTCGTCGGAATATGTACTGACTTCTTGCAATGCAATTTTCTTTTCCTGTAGAGCAGACTGTAATTCCTCAATTTTATTTCGTTCTGCATCCATATTTCGTATGCGCGACTGGTGATGCGCTTCAAGAGTAGTGGCTCTATTTAGCAGATTGGCAGAACTATGTGGGGAAATAATTTCTTCGCTGCGTAATACATCCCTGATTGACATCTATATACCGCACGTAAGAGGACCCCTCTTTAGACGCGACCTGCGACCTGCGTCCTTATATTATTTATTTTCACTCCGAGAATTAGTAGTCATGACAGGTGGCGCGCTTCTACAGTTGGTCGCATATGGAGCACAAGACGTATATCTTAGTGCAAATCCTCAGGTAACATTCTTCAAACAGTTGTATCGTCGGCATTCCAATTTTGCGATGGAGTCTGTAGAACAGACCTTCAATGGTGTAGCCAATTTCGGACGCCGGGTACAGTGCACCGTCGCACGTAACGGCGATCTTATTGGTCGGATCTATGTGCAGGCCACTCTGCCATCGGTAGATTTGAACTCTATCGCTGCTGATACATCCGGCACACAATTCCGTTGGCTGAACTATATTGGCGAAAATCTCATAAATAGTGTGGAAATTGAGATCGGCGGACAGCGGATTGACATACAATACGGCGACTGGCTGCATATCTGGAATGAACTGACTCTTCCCGTTGGCAAACAGCCGGCCTATATGGACATGATAGGGAACGTACCGGAGCTAACAAATCTCATATCTAATGTGGGGGTGGACGGAGGCTGTTCCAATGATTGCATACCAGGTCCGCCGCATACCAGCAATGAAATCCGCAGCTGCACTCCTCAGTACACGTTGTACATACCGCTCAAGTTCTGGTTCTGCCGACACACCGGTCTGGCACTTCCTCTGATTGCGCTGCAGTACCATGATGTACGGATCAATATTGAATTCAATGATGTGCGCAATCTCTGTTGGACAAATAATCCCACGGTATTGGATACGGTGAACAATTATGGTCTAGTGGCCTGTTCTCTCTATGTGGATTACTTCTATCTGGATACGGAGGAGCGGCGGCGGTTTGCCCAGGTCGCACACGAGTATCTGGTGGAGCAGCTGCAGTTCGCCGGAGACGAATCACTGACGGCCAGTGCAAATCGCGTCAAAATGTCGTTTAGCCATCCCGTAAAAGAACTGATCTGGGTGGTACAACGAGATGATTTTGTAAGTTGTCTGGCCTCAACGGTAGATCCATGGAAAGGTCAGCAGCCGTTTAATTATTCGGATTACTGGGATCGCGCGGTTCTAGAATCGGGATACGCCTGTGGTACGATAAAAGGTATGGGCGGGAACAATCCTGTTGTATCGGCCAAAATACAGATGAATGGTCAGGACCGTTTTTCGGAGCGCGATGGACGTTATTTCAACGTGGTACAGCCATACCAGCACCACACCTCATCTCCGTCGGTAGGAATCAATGTCTACAGTTTTGCCATCAATCCAGAGGATCACCAGCCTTCGGGATCTTCTAACTTTTCACGGATTGATAACGCGAATCTGTTTGTAACACTAACTCCTAATACAATCGGAAATGGCAACACGTGCAAAATCCGCATTTACGCAACCAACTACAATGTTCTGCGGGTGATGGCCGGCATGGGAGGGTTAGCATATGCAAATTAAAAATTTTACGTCATAATTCTTACATAATTCAGTTTTAACGCATAAATTTCATGTCATGAAGCACGTCACAATCGCAACTTCAAAATTTGGACCTCCGCAAAAATATTTTCTCCGGCATGAGTATCAAGAATGACGAACGGTGGCCTCATGCAGCTCGTAGCCTATGGCGCGCAGGACGTATACCTGACGGCGAACCCGCAGGTGACTTTTTTCAAGCAGCTGTACCGCCGGCACTCTAACTTCGCGCTGGAGTCCATTGAGCAGACGTTCAACGGTGTGGCGAACTTCGGCAAGCGTGTGCAGTGCACGATTGCACGCAACGGTGACCTGATCCACAAGGTCTACCTGCAGGCCACGCTGCCGGCGGTGCAGTCGCTGGATGTCAGCAACAACAACGTCACGTCGTTCAGCTGGGTGCGCAACATCGGCCAGGCGCTGGTGGAGCAGGTTGAGGTGGAGATCGGCGGCCAGCTGATTGACCGCCAGTACGGTGAGTGGCTGTACATCTGGAATGAGCTGACGCTGCCCGTCGGCAAGCAGCTCAACTACAACCGTATCACGAACGCGATCGGTGGCCTGGCTCTGTCTAGCTCTGGCGGCGGCCTGTGCAATCCCTGCGCGACGGATGCCGGCTGCACTGTGTCCCAGGCCTCTGAGCTGGTCAACAGCCCGTACTTTGACTCCTTTAACAACGCGCCGGCACTGCAGGATGTGTCTAACGCCTCTTACCCGGGTGAGGCGCTGATGTACGGTGGTGTGTGCGCGGGTGGTGTGGAGCTGGCGACCAACATCAGCTGCCTGCCGGAGACGACTCTGTACATCCCGCTGGAGTTCTGGTTCTGCCGCCACGCCGGCCTGGCGCTGCCGCTGATCGCCCTCCAGTACCACGAGGTCAAGATCAACGTGGACTTCCAGGATATCCGCTACCTGGTGAACTGCCAGGTGGCTGAGGAGTCCAACAACAACGCCGCCACCGCCATGGTCAACAGCGTCAACAGCAAGGGCCTGGTCGCCTGCTCTCTGTGGGTGGACTACGTCTACCTGGACACGGAGGAGCGCCGGCGGTTCGCCCAGGTCGCGCACGAGTACCTCATTGAGCAGCTGCAGTTCACTGGCGCGGAGTCTCTGACCTCCACGTCCAACAAGATCCGCATGCAGTTCAACCACCCGTGCAAGGAGCTGGTCTGGGTCACCCAGAACCCCAACTACGTGGACTGCTACTCCAAGAACAACAACCCGTTCTGCTACACGGATCTCAACTGCGGCAACCCCACGGCGGTCGCCAAGATCCAGCTGAACGGCCAGGACCGTTTCACGGAGCGTGACGGCAGCTACTTCAACTTCGTGCAGTCGTACCAGCACCACACGAACTCGCCGGCGGTGGGCATCAACGTGTACAGCTTCGCCCTGAAGCCGGAGGACCTGCAGCCGTCTGGCTCTTGCAACTTCTCCCGCATTGACAATGCCACGCTGAACCTGACGCTGACACCCGAGACGTTCACACCCAACTCCAACCCCAGCTTCGCGGGCGCGGCCGTCACCAACGTCTCCAGCCGCATCTACGCCACCAACTACAACGTGCTGCGCATCATGTCGGGCATGGGTGGACTTGCCTACTCCAATTGAGAACTTCATATTATTTTATGTCGTTTATGTATCATACAAATAAGGAATGCAATGAACTATTTCTGTCTGAACTATGTGTAGTAGTTGAGACACAAAATGTTGATGTGCAACATTAGTCCGAATCTTTGGAGTCATGCGGCGTCAAACTGTAACGGGAACAATACTTGGCGATGCGGGTCTCAAGTTTATCAACGGAGGTTGGCAGGGTTAGCCGGCGTTCACGAATATCCTGAATGGCGACGGTGGGCCATTCTCCCATAAGATCCCCCGCGCTTAATCCGAAGATCATGGCCCGACAGATCGGCAGATCAAAGAGAGGAACGGCCTTGGCGGGCGGCTTGGACATATAGATCAGATTTATCATACGCCCAGTTGTTGCGTGTCGCCACCATCGGATAGAAAGAGATGTTCCGCCCTGTGCCGTAAATGCGTCAGAGAGAGTTGCATAGGAGATGTTATGCGTTGGCGTTGGACAAGTCGTCGGCTTGTAGTCGGGAAACGCCTGTTCAAAGCGCTTCTCCACTAGAGAGCGAAAGGCCCTTGACACGTGGTAGGCATCCTGGACGCCGGTCGTATCCATCGCCATGATAGGATCATAGATCCAGAAATCCAGATCGGCGCCGTCTGCCATGGGCTCAGCGATCGTGTTCGTGCTGTTATAGAGATAGTGTACCACTGCGCCACCGGCGATCACAGCGCTGGTATCGTAGAGAAGTGCGGACAGACTCTTAGAGGTCAGACTGAATGGCGCCAGCTGCACATCAAGAATCGCGGTATTCACGGTGTGGAAAGTCATCCTGTTGTGGTGGTGCACTGCGGGCCTGACGTTTCAAATTTTCACGTACAGGCGCAAAAGTTGAACATAGGGGCAGCGTAGAACTCCTTTATAGGATGAACGCTGAAGACTTTGATGCCGCGTCTGCTGCATGGATGGCTAACAAGATCCGTCGGGGACACCAAGTCGTATACCGATGTACAGTGGAAGGTTGTCGCCGCTCTGCTTCTTCCTCTGCCTTTTCCATCAAAGGAATTATAGATCCATTTCGTTACCATCTCTGTAGACAACACAGCAGTCTCAAATCGGTTCTTCCAACACAACCAGCTGCGAAGTGTAGCCCTGTTGCGGCCAATCAAGCATCAGACTTGATAACGCATGAAGACGTGCTTCCAGAGGAGGTCCCGGTGCTCCACGTGATAGACGCTTCCACCACCATTCAAACCGAAGCGCCTCCTGTTCTCCGCCGAAGCCGCCGACTAAAACAGCTCTCCGCCAGTGTCGCCCATGAGTTGCCCGTGCACCGCCGACCAGTTCGCCGTTATGTTGGCGTAGCCGACGGTCTGGATTAACTGTTGCTCCAATGTACGTTTTCTGGCGACCCGGATCTGTATTTACTAATAGATAACAATGCCATAATGATTGCTGCATTTTTCTATTTTACCCGTGCGGTTTAGATGGCATGTCAGCAGTTTGATATTTATAATACTGTAGGTCCAGTGTGGCCACAGCAGTCATATCCAGCATCTTGTGGACCACGTTATGGAGTCTCACAATTGTCAGATATTCAACAGGCATGGACATTTTTTGAGAAGGTGGAAGCTTTTGATGCAAATGTACGTGTAAAATTATCGGGTACCGGATATAAACCCTTGCCTGTCACTTCAGGCGGCAATTCTATATGGTACTCCATTAGAAATCAATCAGATCTAATATTATATAATAGAGGAAAGCAGCTGCATCAGAATTTATTTCCACGTTATAATTGGACACCACAACGATACTTGGGAATATTAAATATACCATTGCAAAATGTGTATCCATCATTATTGGTTTCTTTTGGTCTAAACCAATAGAAAGATAGATCTTAGGTAGGATGCTGCGTATGCTCATAACGTTGCTGGCCCTGAGCGCTACTGGTGGACAATCAACAGTTGGGCAACCAAGTGTAACATCTACTGCGTTGGCCACTGTAAATTCTACATATACAGGTTCTGGAACTGTGACCAAGACTCCTGTAGGTTCTGTAAGTTCTACCTATACAGGCTCTGGAACTGCTACAAAGTCAGCTTCAGGAACTGCGACTAAGTCTGTTGTAGGTTCTGTAAGTTCTACCTATACAGGCTCTGGAACTGCTACAAAGTCAGCTTCAGGAACTTCTACTAAGTCTGTTGTAGGTTCTGTAAGTTCTACCTATACA